TGCTCGCGCGACATCCGCAGAAGGTATCATACTCCGGAGAATGCGTTCGTTCCCCCGGAAAGTTTAGTCATTTTTCAATACCTCCCTCGCTACCAAGGACTTTCAGTCGCAGATGAAGGAGCCCTGGCTCATGTCTAGAAGAATCCTACTCCAGCATTGCTGGTCGCAGCCATGTGTCGAGATAAAGCCATCAATAAAGCAAGAACTCCGTCGATCTTTTGGTCCGGTCGCTCCTTGGTCGGGTAGTAATATTTCACCGGTCCACCTCCACGTGCCTCCTTCTTGACCACGTTGGACATCATCCACGTGAGCACTGGATCCCCGTTGTGGACTATCTTATGCGTCTCGATGAGGGCTTCCAACTCCTTCATGGGTTCGCTGATCAGCGTCGGTCCTTGCAGCATCTCGATGCACGGAAACCCTGCCCACAAAGACACTTGGTTGTTCATGAGGTAGCTGATCTCTTTCGGGTCGTAGGCTACCTCTTGGACGTAGTGGTCCAGCGACCACTGCTTGAGCACATCCTCTACGATGGACTGATCAGTTCTTGCACCCGGAGTCACCGTAAGCCAGCCCTGTGCAGCCCACTTACGCTGGTGGCTGTTCTGAGGTAAGTTAACGGTCTCCTCCGGCATGAAGTGGCGAGCGAAGACGTGGACCTTCCCTTCTCGCTCAAACATGGCTACTACGCTGAAGATGTCGATCTTTGAAGCAGCATCAATTCCCACGTAGCACGGCATGGTGTTGAACTCAGCCAGTTTCATCCCCGGTTTGGAGCATTGGTTCCACTTCTCCAGATTGATCCAGCCGTTCTTCGCAGCCACCCATAGGTTGAGATGCTTGGTCTTGAAGATCGATTGTTTTGCTGGGTCACGTATCGCTGCTGCTAGGTCCGGTAGGATGATCTCGGGGTTGATTGATACTCCCCAGTTCGGATTAGCCATCTCCAAAGCTGCCTCCGTAGACCAACTGATGCCTTCATCAATCGTCCAGATCACAGCAAAGTGATGCTCGTCATCGTATGCACCATCGAGCAGTTTCTCACAGTCGCGCCAGTCCTCCCTGCAGGGCCCAGCTAGGTTGTCTCCCGCCGTAGAGATGATAAGTAGCATTGGTTGATCCCGAGCACCCATACCGGTCTTCATCGTGTCGTAGTGCATACTGTCCGCGTGTTCGTGGTATTCGTCCACGATGGCGCAGTGTGGACTGGCACCGTCACCGGGTTTACCAATGACTGGCTCGAAGCGGGACCCATCAAGCGGCTTGCTCATGGCCTTACCGAAGACTCGGATCCCTAGATCCTTCTGCAGTGCTTCCTCGACGATAGCCATCTGCCGCGCAGGGCGGAATACCTCCCAAGCTTGTGCTTCTGTCGTGGCTCCACAATAGACTTCCGCTCCCGGCTCGTTATCCTTGGCGAACATCCACCAAGCGATCACACACGCGAGGAAAGACTTACCGTTTTTGCGCGGGAGGTAGAGACTAACCCGGTTGAAGCGTCTGAATCCATTAGCCTTCTTTACCCAACCGAACATGTTCATAAGGGCGAAGATCTGCCATGGCTCCGGTCTGAGGCGTTGGAGGCCACCTGAAACTGGGTCAGGTCGAGCCCATTTCCCCTTTACATGGGGTAAAACACACGCAAATTTGAGCACTCTTTCGGCCTGATCTCCGTCAAATTCGTAGGGGAAAGCGTCAGTTTTGGCCCTTTCTAGGTCACGTAGGTGCCTTTCACAGGCTTTTCTCACCCATTTACAGGCTACCTTCTCACCAGCTACCACTTGCTCCGCATATTGATGCCCTAGCTCGATCAACGTGGTCTTCCTCCTTGATTCGGATCTGCCAGTCCCACGGCTATGTGCGGAGATATGGGGCTACCCTTTCGCTCCCGGATACGTTCGTGTTTTTGACTAGCTCGATCTGCGTTCGGGCGAAATAGATCCCCTCGTTGTAGGCTTCGAGAAGTGCATAGTAAATGATGCTGAACTCGTCTTGAACCCATCCGGGCCAAGTTCCTGCCGGCATGTTCTTGAGGTCGTGCTTTCGGGCTTCGAGTGGGTGCAAGTCGTAGATAAGTTGCATGGCTACCTTGTGTAGGTTGTTCATATTTCTGCTAGTGACGGAGTCACGTTTTTAGGTTCCTGTTCGGATGCCACTCTGCTGCGGCTAGAGGGGGTGATGCCGAACTGCTGGCTGATCTGCAAGATCAATGTTCGGTTACTTTGGATAACTCCCAGCAGTGGGTGCCTGGCGAGAACTCCTTGAGGTGTGGTGATCGTCCTGCCGTCTAGTGCTACGGTGTGCTGGTCCCGCTGGAGGTCAGCGTAGGTCTGGCAGTAAATGATGAACATCTTCACGTCAGCCAAGCTCATCACCTTGGTGCGCGTCAAGATCGGTTCGAGGTCGTGCCAAGCCTTCTGTGCCAGTTCGTCGTGCTCAAGGATCTCGGGCACATGAGTCAAGTCTATCTGACCGAAGTCTGGATCCTCAAGAGCCCTGCCTGCCGCTAAGTTACGCTTTCGGTTCTTCTTGAACGCACTGGGTGCTAGTAAGGCTGTTGGCTTATAGTTCGACATGGAATAGGTGTTGGGTCGGCTGACCTGATCGCTCTAATCGCTCGATCTCCGAGTGGCAAGCATCACACAGCGATCTCAGGTTTGTCCACGCAAAAGCGAGGTTTGGGTGAGTCAGCACTGGGTTGACGTGGTGGACGGACTGCACCGGCTCCGGTCCACTGTGTAGCTTGAGCGGGTCACAGCATAGCGGGTTCTCCTGCCTGTAGAGGTTGCGGACTCGCTGCCACTGGTGGGAGTTGCGGACTCTGCGCTGCAGTTGGCCCACAACCGGTTTGACGTGTTTCGCGCAACGCGGTGTTGGGTGGACCGACATCTGGCTGCACCCTGGAGCGATGCACGGTCTAGGGGGTGTGTTCATTGGGTGTCCTCCGTGGGGTGCATAAGCTCCCCCCATTCCGCGCTCGTGAGCCATCGGGCGGCTGCTCTATCTACGACGCACGATTCCTTTCCGGACTTAGATGTAAGCACGTATCCGGTTATGTGATAGTCTCGGTCAGCGATGATGGACTCAGTTTTCCGGTTTGTCAGCAAATCCACCGATTCGGACCGTTGTGCGGGTTCGGACTTCGCAATAGACGTGAGGGCTTCCCGTAGTCGGTCAGACACCCACTGTGCTTCCGAGAAGGTGTCATACTCTGGCCCGACTGCGAAGGTCTGCACTCCGACACTGAACTCAGCCTGCCAGCCTCCTGTCCAGGCCGATTTGACTGCTACAGAAAAGTGCGAACCAGCTGGTCGCGGCTTGGCGGTCGCGATAGTGACCTTGCGCCGCTTGAGCATTGCTACCGGCTGTTCCAGTTTTTCGATTGTCTTTGGGTTCATAAGAGGTCTTCAGGTTCCTGTCTGTTCACCTGCGCGAATACGTGAGCCCCTAGGGTTGGGTGGACGCAGTTACGCAGTATCTGTGCGGGACAGTGGTTTTTGCCGTAGTAGATGTTTTCAGGGTAGTGGATGCCTAGCCAGTCCATCAAAGCCTGCTTCCCTTCAAGGTTGCACCGGTTTATGAAGTTGGGTGGCTGTGGCACTTCGATCACTGGCACAGCGAAGTTACACCAGAACAGGTGACGCCCCATTCTCACATTTGGCGAGATCAAAGGTTCGTAATATGGCACTACGTTCTCAACGACCCATTTGCATTTCACGAAGTTGCGTAGGAATACGATCTCCTGATAGAGCGACATATCAGGATAACGCCGGAGTTTATGGCGTGTCGCTTCGGCCATTTTAGAATGCGTCTGGCATGGTGGGGATGTCCAGATGAAATCGAAGGTCGCATAGTGCTCCAGCAGGTAGGCGTGAGCATCTCCAACTATCACGGTGTCGGACGGGTGGAGTCGCTGATAGACTGTCGCAATTTTAGGCTCCATCTCTACCGCCGTCACTTCTACGTTTTGCCAGAGTTTTCGATTGCCTCCTAGTCCTGCGTATAGGTTCAGCACTCGAAGGGGTGACCCCGCTAGGTTGCGTCTATTTAATTCATTCATAAGAGGTCTTCAGGTTCAGCTAGGTGGATGAGATTGCGGACTACCATAGACCGGTTACCTTTGCAGGTTTCAGCCAATCGCGTGAGCTTGTCAAAGGTCTCATCCGATAGGCGGAATTGACGCTTTGGCGTGACTCTTTTTGGTGCATTTTTCAGCCTACGGTCGAGGTCCATTAGAAGGCATTAAATCCATGTCCGGACATGAGTCAAGGGCTAAAAGTGCTGTGAAACCTCTGTCCGGGTGGCCAGAGCGTGGCCAGATGCTCTGGCCACCAGAAGTCGTTGCTATGTAAGGTCTTTAGACGATGTTGTCCGGGTGGCCGGGTGAAAACCCCTATTGGGTGGGCTAGAGCGTTTTTTTTAATTTATACACTAATAATTCCTCAGGGTCATGCAATAGGGGGTATTCACTTGGACACCCGGACAAAGGTAAGTTATTAGTTGGGTATCAACGACTTCTGGTGGCCAGAGCATCTGGCCAGACTCTGGACAGGAAGCTTGCTCTGGACAGCTTCATTGAAATCCAGAGCCTGTAGCCTTATAAGTGCAAATATGTTGACAGAGATTGTCCGGACACGCTACAGCTCAGTTTTAGTAGCTGTGTGAATCCGTCAGTCAAATATCCCGAAAAAAAGGGATAATCGACTGGCGACCGAGCTACTAAAAATGAAGGATCGAAACGGTGTTGTAGGACCCGTATTCAAACTTTGGATACCCCCCCCACTGAAGCGTTCAGTGAACGTTAACTGTTGAAGCGTTCAGTGAACGTTAACTGTTGAAGCGTTCAGTGAACGTTAACCGTTGAAGCGTTCAGTGAACGTTAACCTACCCTG